AATGTGATTTGTGGTGACCGCTCGATTGCCGTCCGTGCTTGCATCATCGGCAAGTTTGTCTGCGGTCACAGCATCATCAGCGATCTTCGCGGTCGTGACATTCGTGTCAGCGATTTTCGCTGTTGTGACATTTGCGTCAGCGATCTTCGCCGTCGTAACTTCGCCGTCCGACAGGTGCGCCGTGCTGGTCCATGCCGTCCAGTTCGTTCCGTTGTATAGGCGCACCCATTGCTTGAGGCTGGTCGCGCTGGCGCTGAACTGGGTCAGCGTCTGCTGGACATGGGTCGTGAGGCTGTCGTAGGCGTGCGTCGTGACGAGCAGCGTGCAGACCGAGTCAGCATCGGCTGCATCCAGATCCGACGGACCATTGGTCAGCGTCGTGCCGCTGGTGACGGTGTCGAGCCTGTACCGACCCATGACCCGGTAGTTGGTCGCATTCAGGTCGCTGCTGGTCGCCGGGTTCACGGAGACATTCGGCAACTGGTAGTACGCAAGGTTCTGCCATTGCGTGGTCCCGTCGCCGATCTTGATGTTTCCCGTGTCGGACTCGTAGCCGACCTCGCCAGCCGAGAGAACGGTGGACGAGACAGCCGTCCAGTTTGCTGCTGTGTCTCGTCGGAACTGGATCTTGACTGCCATTACCGTGTCTCCTCGACGAAGGAAGGCGGCACGCAGTACCAGCCTTCTTGGATCTTGACCTCGTTGTCGCTCAACTTCCAGCCGTCAGCGGTCTTCGTGTACACGCGACCCTTGATCTCCGGACCCATCCTGATCGGGCTGCTTTCGCTCACCAGCACCGTGCGCGTGCATCCACTCGCGAATGCGAGAACCGCCGCGAGACAGCAAACCAAGATCATGTTTAGCGTCAACGCCCATACCGCGCTGTCGGAAGAGTCCTTCCGTCCATTGCAGCAGGGACATGAACAAGGCTCGCAGGAAGTCATACACCTCACTCGCCCTTCTTGTTGTCCTTGGCGAAGACCAGACCGATGCCAGCCATGACGGCTGCGATCAGCGATCCCCAGTCCGGGACGGTCAGCGGATCGCTGTCGGTCAGCGCCGTCAGCGCAGCGCCGACCGCGACGATGATTGCCGCAACGCCAGCGCCCGTGGTCTTCCAAGATGACTTCTTGATGATCTCGCTCATCGGTCGTGCCTTTCAAGTTTCTCCTCGATCTTGTCGAGGCGCTTGCTGATGCTGTCCTGATTGGTCACGACCTGCATCAGCAGGCGGTCGTGGTTTAGATACGCGGGAAGAAGCATTCCGATCAGCGTCAGGGCAATCGCACAGAGCGCGATCCAGTTCGCCGTGGACAGGCTCACCTTGATGTTTGTCTTCTCGATGGTCATGCGAACAGGTATTCAGGGGTGATTGGATCTGGAATTGTCGGCAACTGCCCGAGAGAGAACCCGATGTCGGATTCAAAGTGAACATTCATGTGCCATCTGCTGTCTTGGTCCAGAGGACCAATGTCAATGATCGTCACTCCGGGTGACGAGATTCTCGACCCGCAGCGAATCCTCGCAAGACCAGAAGCAACGACAGCATCAGAAATCTCCCGCTGCGTATTTGCTCGCAGATAAATCACCATGATGTCATAGCCTCCATCTGGGCTACGGTCTTCATGCCCTCAAACACGGCAATCTTCCTGATGTATGTCCATGCACAATTCATTGATACGACTTGGCTTTCCCAGTTTGGGAAGACAATGTTTGAATCAACAAGATCAAGGAGAGTTTCCCCATTTCTGACGAGGCGAGCGCTCCCGTTTTGAATTGCGAGGCAAACCCTATTCAGTTGCTCCGATGTGTCGGAATCACCGCTTGTCGAAAGATAAGCGGTTGATGATGACGAAACTTCCGCAGCCCATGAATCTCCAAGAACCGATTCATCAGATCTCGTCTGTGTATATGAAATGTAAGAATCATTTCCATCATCGAATGTGATGTATGTCTGCGATCCGTTCGCAATTCCATATCTATCAGACTGCTCAAACTCAACGAACACGGATGCCCCGACAGCGGCATTGCTAGATGCCGGAAGTTTGATTTGCGGGGCATCGCCTAGTGCGGTGGTGTTGTTGGCAAGCGAAATGACTTCCGGTCCAGCAGACTTATAGAAAGTCGATGAGTAGACTTGGAGCATCGGGGCATACGCCTCGACCTTGTCTCCGGAGGTAACGATTCTGATTCCGGGAACGGCTGATCCGGATGTCGCAACAACAGAGAATCGCTGCCATGAATCCGTGACAGACACGGTGGTCCATGTTCCAGCCGTGTTGTAGGTAATTTGGATATTGCCGCTTCCGCCACCGCTCGGTCTACGAAGCCACACCGAGAACACTCGACCGCCGACACCAACTGCGCCACGGCTCTGCGAAACTGTCCCGTTTGCCGCAGTAGCCGTAAATGTAACTGCCGATGTCGTGTTGTCTGGACCAGTCGCGTTTGCCGTCCCAGCGCCGGAAATGTTTGACTGCGACCAGTTGAATGTCGTTCCAGATGTTCCGAACACAATCGTGTTGCCGAGCAGATTGGTGACGGTCACATAGCCATCAAGCCTCAATCCGCGACACGCCCCGTTGGTGTACTCAAACCTTGGAGTGTTTGCGGTTTCCGCGAACTGAAGAAACCCAAGGTTGTTCAGATAGCCACTTGCTTTTGTCTGGGCGCTTCTTGTCAAGAACAGGCAGTTTGGATTGTTTCCATACTGCTCGTTCAAAGCGTTGTTGGTCGTGAAGTCAAACTGAAGTGCGGCATCCGGAAACTCCGACATGACAACATCTCGACCACGAAGCGGACGAGTCGTGCCAAGTGCAGATGATTTCCGCAGCCTGTTCCTCATGCCGATGCGTACCAGCAGTTTGCGACGGGAGTCCCTGCGGTCACGGTCCCACGGAACTCAAGTTCGATCATCGAGCAGCCCCATGTGTCTACGCACGCAAACGCACCGGACTCGACCGTCGGAGAGTTATAGATCTTCGCGTCGCCAGCGTTCAGCGTGAACCCAATCGCCTGTCGGAAAGTCGGGGTTGCTCCGATGGACGAAAGCGTAAAGAACGACGATCCGAGCGTCAGAGTGAAGTCGGCGAGCGTCAGAGGAATCCAGAGAGTGTTCGCAGCATCTCGGTTCCACCCGACAATGCGAACGCTTGCAGTCGTGTAGGTATTTGATCCAAATGACCTCTGAACGACAGGGCAGATCTTCATGTAGTTCGCCCCCTCGGACGGAAACACGATGATTCCGCTCGCGGCGTTGGTAACCGGAACGGTCGCCGCCGGGGAACGAGATGTCGCAGAGCCATTGATCATCGTCGCATTGACGGTCGGCGACGCGAGGACGAACTCGCGGGTCGGCGTGACCGACTGCGACACGGTGAAGAGACCACTAATCGGAGGGTTAGGCATGGTTGTCACCAAGAAGAAAGCGGCATCCGCTTCCATGTGTCCTTGCGGACGCAGATGTAGATGTACGAATCGTCCCAAGAAATCTCGCCGGGAGATCCGATTGACGATGATGCCTTCGGGACTCTCGGCGCAAACACGCGAATCTGCCGAACATCAAGAGGGTTGTCGATCCTCGTACTTTCCCGCAGGATCGAGATCGCGTCGCAGCCGTTGACATTCAGGGTCAGTCGCTCGGACGAACTGACCATGTCATCCGTGATGATCGCCGTTCCGACAACGACGGAATCAGCCTCGACCATCGTCGCCTTGATGCTGCCGCCGATGATGTCTTCGCCGAAATGCTGGTGCTTTGCCGGAGACATCCGGCTCAATGCGTCGGAGAATCCGACGATATCGGCGGTGTCGTGCTTGTGTCCTGCATTCGCCTTCGTGTCCATCATGCCGGGAAAGTCGATGATGTCCGAGCATGAATGCTTGTGCGACGCGAGCGCAGCGCCGAGCGACGAGACATTGATGGTCCTCCACTCGGTGTCATGGTCGCGTTCGGTCGATTTGGCGAGAACCTGACCAATGGATCCGCCGACCGGAACGCCAGCGCCGTCCTTTCCGTCCCGTCCGTTGGATCCGGCATCGCCGACCCGACCAGCCTGACCGCCAGCGGCGACCATCGACCAGCACGGCGATGACATAGAAGGCTGCTCGCCACGGGTCATCTTCCGGGCGACGAACGAACTCGACCCGAACAGCACGACATCGCCGGGGCTGTACATCAGGTTGTCGGTGTATTGACCTTTGTATTGCATGATCAATCCGGGTTCGTGACATACCCGTAGTCAGGGCGAGTCCAGTTGACAGAGACAGGGCTGCGCGACGGTCGCATACGACCGAGGTCGCGCTGGAGCAGACCATCCTTGGTGGATGCCGTGGCGAGCAGCGGACCAGCATCGATTTCCTGAAGACGGGCAGTCAGCCCCTCGTCTTCGTAAGCCTGCGCGAATGCGCGGCAGTAGCCGATGAACAGGGCATCGCAGTACTTCGGAATCGGGATCTGCCACGAATCAGAAGCGTCGGACGCGATGTCCACCCATGCAGCCCGGTATCGAATCGCGATGGCATCGGCGAGCGCTCCGGTCGGGGTCGGATAGACATCCAGACGAACGGGGGGAAGAGCATCGCCGTCGCTTGGCGGGGTGCGCGTGAAGACGGCGTGGGTCACGCCCGGTCCGGTCATGGTCAGCCCCAGTTGCCGGAGTTGCTCCATGTGGTCCGGAGTGACCATCTCGATGAGGTAGCCGAGCGACTCAAGGGAGATGATCGACAGGATCTCCTCCGCGTCGCTGGGCAGGGCGATGTACGACTGGTTCGCGACCAGAGACAGGTATTTGCTGGTCCGCTCCCGGAATCGCCACGGGCGAGAGAACAGGTACTGCCCAGCCTGATTGACGATCTCCGCCAGTCGGGCGGCTCGCGTCTGACCCGGCGCGAGCGACGGGGATCCGCCGACGGCAAGGACAGCGTGGTTCTTGGCTTCAGCGAAGGTAGGCATGGAAATCCGCTTGGGGGGTTTCCCCCCCAAGCGGTGATGGTTGTAGCGGTTACACCACGAAGAACAGGTCGTACTTCATCACGACATTGATGAGACCAGCCGAACCAGCAGCCTTGGTCTCAAGAGCAACGGCGCACCAAGTGTCCGTCGTAGCGCCTCCAGCATTGGTCAGTTCGCCAGCGGTGTCGGACAGAGCCAACTTCGACCCGATCACGGCATTGTTGGTGGACGGATTGACCTTGGCGCGGCACACGCCGCCGAAC